GTTTGCATCTTTTAATTTTTCAATATCTTCTAAAGCTTTATCCATTTGTTTTCTTAAAAACTCGATGTTTACTTTATTCAAAGCCATTGATTCAATATGTGTATTTAACTTTTCCGTGGTCTTGTAAAGATCCTCGATCATCATGAACTGTTCAGAATCGGCGGGCAATGAACCTAGTTGTCCACGTGGCCATTTAATTCTAAATTCTGTATTCTCTTCCAGGTCCTTTTCCATTAATTGTATACGAGTGTCTGCAACATTGAGACGTTCTATAATTTGAAAATAGCCCATCGTTCCGAGTGCCACGATTATAATCAGACTGGCAACCGTCTTCATCGGCATTTGCACTTTTGCCTCTTCTCCGATTTGTAATGGTTTATCAGCCATTAGGTAAACAACTCTTTAGCCAGTCCCAAACTTTTTTGAATGGCCAACATACCCATTTCCAAATTTTTCTTGCCATAGGTTCCTCCTCTTTGTTATTGTTATTCCAATTACAATCACAATACATACATACAGCCACTCCTCTGTGTTTATGGCTGCAGTTTAAACAAAATCCAGACTCATTTTCCATCATTTTTATCCTCTATCTCATAAAACATATTATCGGTATCTTCTGTTACCCATTCCTTACCTTCAACATCCCAGTACGTTGTTTGTACTTTATAATCTGGCCAAGAATTATCTGTTGTATAATTATTGACATGCCAAATTATTCTATTGTTTGGTTGAGCTGCATAATTGCCGTTATCTAACGCCATTATGTGAGCACATTTATGCTCTTGCGGTATTTCAGAATGTTCCGTATTTAGTATATTAGTCTCTGGATGAGCCCAGTCAATAGTAAAAAGGTATTGACCATCATAAAATTTTTTATCTTTTCCTCTAAATTTACCGTCTATACCAGCAAGAAAATCAAAGCAATGAATACTAGGCCAATAGCTGAAACAGTTCCACAACTGAAGCTTGTCGACTGACATATCTTGCACTTCGGATCTAGAAAAACGTTTTTGGAAAAACGCTGAGATAGGCAAACGCCAAAAACACGCACCGTTGGGTAACATGATATTAAATAAGAGCGCACGACCTGATATAGATGTGACACCGAAGATAACACATTCTTCTTCACCTTTTCTAGATTGATCCATGTCATAAAGATACTCTGTCCTTATCTTGCAATAGATCGGTGGTATGTTTGCATTTAAATAAGCCATAATACATTATTTTATTTCACCCCAATTAGGTCCTGATTCATAATCTACTTTGTTTGGAACTTCTAAATCTACTGCGTGTTCCATAATTTCTTTTATTTTACCAGCATGTGAATCTGATTCAACTGAAAAATCTAATTCATCATGAACTTGTATGTGAGCTAATATTCCTTCTTTATGTAATTCAACCATAGCTTTTTTAGTCATGTCAGCAGCTGATCCTTGAATTAGTTTATTTAAAGATTTGTATGTAAATGCTCTTCTCGTAGAATTATTGTGCCAATAATTTTTCTTACCTGTGTCTTTACCTTCTTCATCAATAATAGTTGGCCCCATTTTCTGAAGTTCTAACATTCTTTCATGATCTTCTGCAGGTACAAAAGTTCCCCAATCACTTCCTTTTAGTACAGGTTCATACTTTGGAAAACGACAACGTCTATCTAATAAAGTTTTTACTTCACCTTTATTCTCTGCAGCTTTCATAGCTTTGTTCATCAACTGTTTAACAAACGGAACTTTATTATGATACTTTGAAAATAATTCTTCTGCTTTTTCTTTTGACACACCAAGTTCTGCTTGAAGTTTTGCTTTACCCATTCCATAAAACAAACCTAAGTTAATTACTTTTGCTTGTGATCTTGGTATCTCAGCCATCTCAGCAACAATTTTGTGAAAGTCTGTTGACGGATCATTGTCGTATGAATCTGCAATTGTGTTTACAGAATTTAATTCAAATTTTAATGCATAGTGTGCAACAAGCCTTGGTTCCTGTTGCGAGTAGTCAAAGCAACCCCACTTGCAATCTTTGTCTGGAATAAATAATGATCGAATCATGGGGCCTGTCACTGGATCCCTGGCAGGTATCTGTTGTAAGTTTGGATTAGAGTAACTAAATCTTCCTGTAACAGTACCACCATCATCAGATCGTATTTGGTTTATATCTGCATGTATTCTACCACAATATTCATGTTCTAAAATAGTATCAATAAATGTAGTTCTAACCTTGTTTATCTTTCTAGCTTCTGCTATTAATTTCACTATAGGATGTTCATGATTAGTAATAAAATTTTTTGTAAATGATGGTGAATCTGTTTTCTCAGTTCTGGAATATTCTAAACCAAGGTTGTCAAAAACTTTGGCAATGGATCTTGCTGCCCATATTTGAACGTCTATGTTACTTTCTCTTTTTATTTTGTTCAATAGCATTTCTTCTTGTAGCTGTAATTGTCGCTTCAATTCATGGGCTCTGCTCACATCCACTTTCACACCGAGAAATCTCATGTCAACAAGACAAGGAAAAAGATTAGTTTCAAGATCAAATATTTTTTGTAACTTTTGTTCTTCAATTATTTTTTTAAATAACTGCCAAAGTTCTAAAGTTAGTTCTGCATCTTTTTCTGCATACTCACCTACTTCTATTGCAGGCAGTTTCCACATATCTGCTTTTGGATCTAACCCTCTTGATTTTGCAGCATCAATTAATCTTGATTCGTTCTTACCTTGTTTTAAATAATGCCATGATAAAGTATTTAAGGTGTATGAATATCTGTTCTCATCAATTAAAGATGCAGCGATCATAGTGTCCATCACTAAACCATTGATTTTTATACCTAATTTACGTATCCAACATACGTCATACATAGCATTATGAAATATTTTTGTAGAAGGTAATGCACAAACATTTGTAAACCATTCGATAACTTGTTGTTTGTCCATATTGGGTCCTTCACCATGTGCAATCGGATAGTAACCTTTCCAACCATCAACAGCTACAGCTATGCCGACTATCTCTCCATTACCTATTACAGACCCTGATCCTTTTTTCTTAAGATCTGGATCTCTTGTTTCCAAGTCAATTGCTATTTCTTTATACTTACTTAAGTCTGGAAATTCTTTTGGTGGTAACCATTCAGTTTGTGGTAATATCATTTTACTCCTTTTGGTGGATGATAATGGCCTTCGTTACTGTCATCAATGTAAAACAATTTTACATTAAATTTTTTTTGCAAATCTGTCAAAGATCTATGTATAGGTAGATTATCTCTTTTTCTCACAGAACGTTTTTTAACATCTAATAATTCAATTTGTCCATCTGGATGTAATACAATTATATCTATTGGTCCATGTTGACAAACATTTTTAAATACAAAACATTTATTTTTTAAGAATTGATTGATTGCTAAATTCTCATGAATTGTACCAATTTTAGCCGAGTCTTTAGAACTGTCTAATATCATTACAGCACTATTGATTTAGTTTGTTCAACTGGAACTTGAAAGAAATATTCATTTGAAGATACATACCTGTTTGGATTTTCAACTACTGGAGAATCTAAAATTGTTTTGTCTTCAATTACTAAACATCTATTACAATTTTTGTTTATGCTTATGTATAAACAGTTACCATCAAAAAATTTTCTTTTTCTTTCAGGTATATTTACTGTATCAAATGGAAATTTAAAATCTGACTTCCAACTAATACGTACTTCCACTTCAACATTTTTTACAAGATTATCTTCTTTGTCATATACTTTTAAATCAACACCAAACTGTGTACCTTCAACAATTTTGTGTTCAGGATAAAGCTTGTTCAAAATTTTAATTGCAAACTCTTTTCCTTTTTTATCGTTCTCTTGATATAATGACCTGTCAAATTTTTTATATGCCATTTTTCTTTCCTCCTATATCTTTCAATTTTTTAATTTCTAAATCACAATAGTGTTTGATTTTCTCCAGGTCTTCTATACCATTTTTGTGTAAATATCTACAAACATATTTCACAACGTTGCCCTGGAAGAATGATAAATCATTCTTTGAAATAAATTCGTATGGCTGAATACGAAAATTTTTATAGTGACTCCCGCCTATCTGTTTATCTTGTGGGAACACATCTTTAAATATATCTTTGTTTGTCATAAGTCTCCTTTTTTTGTGGCAGTTGTTGGTTTAACGGTTGATTGATCTATGAAATGGGATTCGAGAAATCCGAACCAACGTCGCTTAAAGCATGACACTGCCACTTGCCACGGAAAAATGTTCTCTATCCCAATCGGTTTATACTTTAAGTATAAATTCATTATAATTTGTAACCTTTTCTTTTTATTCTAGCTTTTAGTTTGTATAAATTATTTTTGGCACGGGTAACTCCTACGTACCAAACTTTGTGTTCTTCATCTTCTTTGTCTTGACTTTTTTTAATTGCTTTTAATATTTTTTTACCCATGTCTAAACAAAGAATTACATTGTCTTGTTCTCCACCTTTTGCTGCATGTATAGTTGACAACCATATTCTTGCAGGTTTTTCTACATCTTCCCCTGATTCCAGAAGCCCGAGTAAATAATCTTTATCATCTTGTTCTACATTTTGAAAAGAGTGATACCAATCTTTCTTATAATTAATTTTATCTCCACAGTATTCTGTTATGTCTTTCATATCGTTTTCTTCTAGTTTAATATTTTTTTGAAGAAGTTCATAATTTTTAACAGCTTTGTATAATCCTTTCTTAACACTTCTGCCTCGATTACTTTCAAAATATAAATTATTTTTTCTTAGATAATCTTCTATCTTTAATAATCTAGATACTGTTCTGGTTAATATTAACCATTTACCTTTTGTTAAATCAATTTGATCTAAGTTTGAAATCTCTTCACACACACCATCAAAATTTCTTGGATAATATTTTTTAATTTTTCTAGGTCCTATAATGTTTTCTATACATGACTGAGATTGTTCTTGTACTGATTTAGATATTCTTTTTGAATATATTAATACCTTTTCTTTTGCAGGTTCGTTTATAAATCTTGATACGTCAGCTCCAGCCCAGGCAAAAATAGCTTGGTCATCATCTCCTGCAAGATAAACATCTTTGCTTTTTTGTTTTAAAATGTCATATAGTTTCCACTGTAGTGGAGATAAATCCTGTGCTTCATCTATAAATATCACATCAAACTCAGGTATTTTATCTTGTTTTTCTATCAAGAGTTCAATCATATCGTTGAAGTCCATCATTTTTTTCTTTTGTTTGTATTCTAAATAATTAGCGTGAATGTGTTCCAACATAGTCCAATCATCAACTTCTTTTGAGTTATGCTCTCCTCGATCAAATTCTTCTCTTATATCAACGCATCTATTTATGGATCTATGTATTAATTGAAAGTATGGATTATCACAGGTTAAAAAATGTGTCTCTTCTTTATTGTACCTGTCATAGTAGTTGACCTTAACATTTAAATCCTTTCCAAATTTTTCATAATGATAAGGTTGCATAATATCTTCTTCTTTTAAATCTAATAAATTAAATGCAAAAGAATGTAATGTTTGAAAATATAAAAGCTTGTTATCATCCGTAGGCATTCTTTTTCTAGCCTCTTCTGCAGCTTTTTTTGTAAAAGCAAAATAACCTATTCTATTTAATTTAGTTCCAATTCTTACATAAGCTCTTGCCCTGCTAATTAATTTATGTGTCTTTCCTGTGCCTGGAGGACCAAAGTATTTATATATCATATAATGTCGTCTTCGTCCTCAAAGTCTATTATTTCTTTAACATTTTTTCTTTCTTCAAAAATATATAAAGGAACTCTTAAAACTTTTATTGGAGGAAAATATTCTCCATCTGAATTTTTTCCTGGAAATCTTTTTGGTTTATTAAACAAAGCTTTCTTTTCTTTATCTTCACTTTTGAATAATTCTTTTATCATGTATGATGTTCTTTGTGGATCTGTTTTCCATTCTCTAGTTTTTAAATCCGCATAAAATTCATCGTAAACAAACCATGCATACTGATCATCAATCAAAGGTTTACCACTTTCAAAAGATTTATATGTGGTTGCTTTTGGACCATAAATATATTTTTCTAAGTGTTTCTGTAACATATCTGTAGGACTGGTTCCTGCTGCAGGTTCTATTGTTTCTACTTTTTCTTTATCGAACAATAGTTTCATTATTTCTATAAAGTCGTTACCTTTTATATTTGGTGGAACTACAAATGCTTGTTCCATCAATAGTGCTCTCAATGCTTTTTGACTTTCTAATTTATAAATATCTTTTGCATGAACTTGAACTGTTTCTCCATCATCTCTTTCAACAGTAAATTTCCATTCAGGAGTTGGTTTATAATTTATCTTTTGTAATGCATATATTCTAGGCCACGATGGTTTATCATCAGACAAAACTCCAAACTTTCTTTTTAAACAAACTGGTTTGACACATACAGGAGACAATAATTCTCCATTACATTGATAACCTTTTGTTTCCTTATCCCAACTTTTAATTTTAGATTTAACATGATCATCTGTCCATTTTGAGTCAAACTTAAAATAATTTCTAGCTGCTTCTACTATTTTATCTTTCCAATTATCTTTATATTTTTTCTTTGCAAAGACCATGTAGTTATATAAAAATCTATCTCTATCATCTTCCATTATTTCTTTTGTAAGAATTCCTAAACATGGTGGACCATCTTCAAATTCTTGTCCACTACCTTTTAATTCATCTGATATAATTTTTTCTTGTATATCTTTTAATTGTTTTTTACTTACTGCATTTAATTCTATGCATTTTAAAAACAAATCTAATTCCATTTCTTTTCCATCAGGTGTTAATGCTCTTCTGTCTTTTCCGTTGTAAGGTAAGTTTATGAAGTTACCATTAGTTTTGTTTCCTTCTTCATCTGAAGATCTTAAGTTTGTTTGTTTTGGAAATATTTCTGTTTTTATAGACAACTTAAACACATAAAGCATCTGTTCCAAAAATTGTCTTATCTCTATCGCTTTTACAAATTCAGTGGTGAACACATATAAATGAAGTCCACCACTTTTGGAAAGGATAGGGATGATTGGTAAATTTTTTTCTTGGATTGTTCTTAAATAAAATTCTCTGTCTATTGGATATTTATCTACATCAATTGCACCAAATCTAGCTAGTCCTTCATCTGTGCACGGTTGAACACCAATTGATTTGGTTCCTTTTAAATGGTCTTCATAATCTTTGTTTGTTATTTTTTCTTGTGACCATTCATGTTTAAATTTTTTCTTTCCTGTTTCTTGATCTACATAACCTTGATCTGTTTTACAGACACCATAATTACGTGTTAAACCTGTAAAATACTTTATAAAATCTTTCACTACAATCCTTTTCCTTTATGTAAGGCGCCTCCAGTCTCCCTTCAGCGCCTCTTCTTGCAAGTATCCCTGAGAGGGAACTAGATAATATCTTCTTTCTTACCAGATTCAACCTTCTCATATTTTGGTTGAGTAGCACCTTTGAAAGCTTCTTCTTGAAGCTTTCTTGCTGTTTCATAAATACCAAGATCAGAATCATTAGATAAATCTAACATTCTAACTTTTGATGGTTTATAAACGTGCCAGTTTTTATCTCCCCAGCTCTTGCCTGCTGTTTTAAGATTAAAGACTGCAGAATATGCCGCTGGTCTAAAAGAACCTTTGTCATCATGAGCTCTTAAGTTTTGAATTAAATTATTTAATTCTCTACCTGGAGTTAGATTAGAAGATCTCATAGGCATTACAGCTTTTCTTGTTTCTTTATCAACCAATGCAAGCACATAGAAGTACATTGTTTTTTCACAGTAATTACCATTTGATAATCTGTATTTACCGTTACGTTCTTCTACTGCATCTGCAGGTGGCTCCATATGAGTGCCGACTGGTGCAAGTGCACTGTCACCTCTCTCCTGCCACTCTGGATATCTAGTTTGTGAATGACAAACAACTATATCTAGTCCTTTGTTTCCATCTATTAAAGATCCAAAACTGCTAGAGTATATCATTCCTGGTTTAGCACCATCTACATACTTAGCACTTCTTTCGTTGCATTCTGGAGAAAGTTGATGAAGAATCTTTAAGATTGGAGTTGAAGTATCTCCCGCCTTAATTTCTTCTGTACCTTTGCCTGAATCAGCTCTTAGATTGACTGGCGATAGTGCACCTGCACTATTCTTTTTTGCCACTTCAGTATTATTTGACATAATTACTCCTTATCGATTAACGTTTAGATTTAATTTTCGTTTGATTTCCATCAAACGTCCAAAAAAGATCTTCTGGAACTTCGTTGCCTTTGTTCTTCCAATCTTCCATGGTTACTTTTAGAGTCATGGCATGAACTGCTTCCTTTTGAGAAGGTTCATAGCCTTGACCCCGTGCAAGGGTAGCATAAGCCATTGCCTTGTTTTCTTCGCCTTGACCAAAGTTAACTGTGATCTCATTCTTCACAATATCACCTAGGCCATTGTCTCGAAGCCATTTTATCGCCTGAGCTTTTTTATCAGCTTTTATTGTGGCGCTGTACACTTTTTTAATAGATAGTTCAGAACCATCTTTTAACTTAACTGTACTTAAATTCATCTTATTCATTATTTCAGGAATAGTAAAATTATTAATATATTTTTCCTGTTCTTTAAGTTCTTTTAATTTAGATTCTGCAGCTAAAACCTGTGCACCAACAGACTTTAATTTTTCAATAGCTTCAGATAATTCTGTAGGATCAACTACATCAATTTGATCAGGTGCATCGTCACGTAAACTAATCATAATATACCTCTTTCAATTTAACTTTCATGACACGGAATATAGGGATTAATTTTTCTTTGTCAACTACTTTTGAAAAAGATTTATTTCTATTGGGTAATAACCTGATTGTATTCTGTCCCATTTTAAAAATTTAAATTTTCCATTTGTAATATCGCTTGCGACAGAACATACAACTCCTATGAGAGCTGGATCTCCATATAATAATAAATAATCTTCTGATGTAAAATCTTTTAAACTGTTCTTTATTTCTATTATTAAAGGCCCTGGTGAGAACTGCATTTGTTTCAACCTAGGAAACATAATCTTAATTTCGCCATATTTTATTGCAGGCGTTATATCAAATTTAGGTTTTCCTGTTTCTCTATCTACAGGAATATCCTGTACTAAATAAACTTTTGCCATTGACTTTTTACCTTTCTGTTCATATATACATCCTTAGAAAGCAAAGTAAAGAGGTATATATTATGATAAACTATAAGTTTAAGACAACACCATATAAGCATCAATTGGATGCATTACAAGATTCTTGTGATAAAGAAAATTTTGCCTATTTCATGGAGATGGGTACAGGTAAATCTAAAGTTCTTTTAGATAACGCTGCTGTTCTTTATAACAAAGGATTAATAAACGGATTATTAATTATTGCACCAAAAGGTGTTTATAAAAATTGGTATGACTCAGAAATACCAACACATTTACCAGACTATATTTTTAGAAAAACTGTTTTATGGAAGACATCAGATAAATCACAAAAACAAAAAAAGATTTTAAATACTTTGTTTGAAACGGGCAGTGAGTTTCATATTTTATTAATGAATGTTGAAGCTTTCTCATCTAGTGATGGCCCTATATTTGCTCGTAAGTTTTTATCCGCACACAAAGCAATGATAGCGATTGATGAATCAACCACTATCAAAACACCTACGACTAAAAGAACTAAAAATATTATTGCGCTGAGAGACATGGCTAAATACAGGAGAATTCTAACAGGTTCTCCTGTAACCAAATCACCACTAGATTTGTTTAGTCAATGTGAGTTCCTTGATCCCTGGCTCCTGGGCCATTCTTCTTATTGGACATTCAAGTCTCGTTATGCAGTAACTAGAAAAATACAAGCTCATGGTAGACAAGTAGAAATAGTTGTAGGTTACAGGAATCTTGGAGAACTATCAGAAAAAATACAACCATTTTCTAAACGAGTATTAAAAGATGATTGTTTAGATTTACCTAAAAAGACTTTCTTAAAACATGTTGTTGAATTAACAAAAGAACAGAAAAAAGTTTATAAACAAATGAAAGAAGAAGCTATTGCTTTTCTTGATGGTAAAGTATTATCTTCTGCAACTGTGATGACTCAATTAATGAGACTGCATCAAATTACTTGTGGTCATTTCACAGCTGATGATGGTGTTATAAAAAATTTACCTTGTAATAGAGTTGTAGAACTTATGGACATATTAGATAATGTACATAATAAAGCTGTTATTTGGTCACACTACACTCATGATGTAAAAAGAATTATTGAAGAGATAAAAAATAAATATGGAGAAGATTCTGTTGTAGATTATTTTGGTGAAACTGACCAAGATCAAAGGTCAATTAATATAAAGAAATTTCAGAATGATGACAAGTGTAGATTTTTTGTAGGTACCACTCACACAGGCGGGTATGGTATCACATTGACTGCAGCGAGTACAATGATTTATTTTTCAAATGGTTATGATTTAGAGAAGAGACAACAATCAGAAGCTAGAATAGATCGTATTGGACAAACAAAACCCATGACCTACATCGACATTATTTCAGAAGATACTGTTGATGATAGAATCGTCAAAGCTCTTCGTAATAAAGTAAATATCGCCAACGAGATCATGGGTGAAGATTTAAAAGACTGGATTTAATCTATATCAAAAGTCTTATCTTTTGATGGTCTATTGTTTTCTAAATGAATACACAACATACCATTTTCAAGTTTAACTTTTTTAACTTCAACTGTATCTGCTAGTTGAAATTGTTTTTTAAACCATCTTTTTGATACACCTTTTGAAATATAATCTTCAGGTTTTTGTTTTTCTTCTTTAATATGTTCAGAAGCTTCGACAGTTAATATCTCGTCTGTTTGACTGACATCAATGTCTTCTCTAGCAAAACCAGCTAAAGCCATTTCTATTACATATTTTTTATCAGATTCTTTTTTTATATTGTAAAAAGGAAAACCTGATCTTGGTGTAATCCAATTATCAAATCCATCAAAGAATGGATCAAAACCAATTGAACTATTTAGGAAAGTATTTATAAGATTTGTCATAGTAACCTCCAGTGTTAGACAGTTAATTTATAGGTCCTCTCCTGAGCAACCTAGTATAAATATAGGGATTATTATAATTTTTGCAAGAGTACAATTATAACGCCAGCCATACCTGACATTAATGCACCTGCTGATACTAAAAGAATTCTTTCTATTCTATTTATCTGACCTTGAAGTCCATTAATTTTATCATGTGTTTGCTTTTGCATGATACGACAAAGTTTTTCGTGAGATTCTATTTTCTCTAATGCAATATTCTTTGCCATTATTTTGTAACCCCCGCTACAAAAGATACCCGATAGAATGAATCTATCAATCCGCCCAAACTTATCATTATGCTAAACCTCGCTGTCTTAATCTAATCATTTTTTCTTCTTCAGATAATAAAGCGTTTTCTATTGGAGTCAATCCTGACGACATAATGTTATTGGTTCCTGATGTTTGAGGCTGTAATACTTGAGCGTTTGGCATTGGTGTTTGACCAATGTTTCCTAAACCAAGACTTTCTGTAATGCTTGGTGTTTCAATTATGTAATCATCTAAATTTAAATCGAAAGGTTCATCTAAACCTATTTGTTTCATATCTCTTTCCATTTCTCTTAATATAGGAGCAGCTTCTAGGAAAGGATTTGGATCACCTAAATTTAAAGCTATCTCTCTGAATCTACCTTGAATATCAAGTGATGGGTAATATGGCTCAAACTTACCTATTCTTAAATTATTATATGTACCAGAACTTATTTGTCTTTCTTTAAATTCTCTATTTAAAGAACTTGAACTCACACCTAAAATTTCTGCAGCGTTAATTGTTTTATTCATGTTTTGTTGAATATCAAATCTTGCTTTGTTTGATTTATAAAATCTATCTATAATATCATTAGGTGTTACTCTTCCTCCTCTTAATAATCCAAAGAAACCACCTGTAAATTCTCTTCTAGCATTTCTAATACCTGTCTGGTATTCAGCAATTTTAAATCCCATTGATTTTAATGGATCAATTTTAATTGGACGTAGCCCCATAAATCCTGCAAGCTCTGGTCCTATTTCTAGTTCATCTCCTCTCTTAGTTGGTATACCAAAAGAAGCTTGACCTATTCTTTGAAATTGTTTGTAAGAAGGAGCTAATGCATTACCTAAATGTAAGAATACAATAGATGCTTTATCACCTGCAGAAGTTTGATCTGTATATAAAACTCTACCATCAGAAGTTCTACCACCTCTGACAATAATATCTGCTGCAGCTTCCGTCCAGATAGATTCTGAAATAAATGGATTCATTATTTCAGCTCCTGCTTCTGATAAACCTGCTACAAAACCATCTAATAATATTTTATCAGTTTGTTGTCCTTCCATTACATTATTTAGTAATGTTCTAAAAGGTCTAGCTATTACATCATATGCATTACTATGGCTAAAATCTATATATCTTAGATCACCATCATCACTTCTTATTGGAACTAATGTAGAATTTTTTGACCACTCAGGTACAAATTCCCTTAATGCTGCAATTTCATCTTCTGTTACATTGTATAAAGCTTTTGCTCCTTCAGCAACTGCTGCAGGCACAACTGTTAAAGTTGTTGCCATACCTGCTAATCTTGTCATTCCAGTTCCATACATTATATTATCATTTTTAACCAATTGACCTGTTTCTGCATCAATTACATAAGGTGTAACATTGCTTCCTCTTGTTGGTTTTGAGTGTCTCATTTCTTTTAAAGCTTGCTGTGCAATACCACCTGTTGTTCTAATCATTTCTGATGGGAAAGACATAAAATTACCAATCGGTAATAATCTAGCTGTTTTAACTGCTGACCCAACGTATGCATAATTAGGTACAGTATTTTTAACAATCTCTGCAGCTTCTATTTTTAATTGTTTTAATTGATCTTCTGTTAAAGTTTTTTCAAATTCATCAATAGTTTGTTTAGATTGTTTTGCTCTCGCTCTTTTTATTCTATGTAATTCAGTTGTATAGTTTGCAATCTTCCAAGTATCATCTTCTGCAACATATTTACCTTGTGCGAATCTACCAAGTTGTTTAAATTTTTTCATAAATCTACCTAGCACAGTGTCTACATTAGATAAATTTTCTCCAAATCTAATATCTTTTAAAAGACCCATTAGATCTCCTATTTGAACTTGTGAATTTACAACACCTAATTCTAATAATTCTCTATATGCTTCTTGAGCTTGTCTACTATTAGGTCCAAACTTTAATATACCTGATACATCAATACCTTTTTTAAAAGCTTCATTATAAAATTTTGGTTCAAATAAAACACCATTTGCACCTGCAAAAGCTCCTGCACTGAAAAAGTTTCTTAAGTGAGTAGGTACTGATAAAACTGTTTTAGCTATTTGTGATATTCCTTTTGGAAATAATAATAAATTTCTGTATGTCCAACTAGCAGCTTTTTCTGCGGATGAAGTTGCGTTTCTTCCTCTAACAAAACCAGCTAATCCTCCACTAATTTCGTTTGCATTAAGTATTCCGTCAACAACTTCTTTTGTTGTGTATTTATTCAATACTTCACTATCAATATATCTTAAACCAGTAAATCCTGCTTTAGTTAATTCATCTTGCAGTTTAACTATTTGTATTCCTGTAGTTGGAGAGTTAACAGCTTGTCTTCCAATTTCAGCTGTATCCCAAAAAAATCCTCTATTGCCCTCTGCTTGTACTTGTCTATTTTTTGCAGCGATGTCATCAAAATATACAGCTGTTCTTGCAATTGCAGATAGTCCTGTCATTGCATTATAGATAGAATATCTTGGATCTTTTATTTCACCAAATAATTCTCTAAATACTTTACTTCCTTTACCACCTGTTTTTTCCAACATAGCTTTAAAAGATTTTGTTTTAACACCTTGCATAGTTGCATCTTGATAGGTAACATCAGGTAAAACTCCTGCTTTCTTTTTCTTTTGTGTTTGTTCAATAATATCATCTACCATAAACTTTGCTTGTTCATAGTAATCAGAACCTTTTATATCAAAATCTTTTTTTCTTTGCGGATCTGTTTTTGATAAATATCTTCTAAACAAATTTATCGCATTATTATATGCTTCATCTGTTGGTTCGTACCTTTTAAATGTTTTAAAAATACCTCTTCTGTCTTCAAATATTCTATAACTATTACCTATCCAGTTTTGCACTCTGTCTTTTAAAATAGTTTGTAAATTTTTAACTCCTTCTTTTAATTTTACACCTTCAGCTTTATTATCTAATATATTTATTAGTTTAGTAAATTCTGACCTTGCATCATTTACACCTAAAAGAATATTTTGTTTTGTTTGCTTGCTTACATTAACATCATTAAATAAATCAACTAATTCATCTATTTTTCTTGCGTTGATTGGATCAGCTAAATTACCCTCAAATAAAGTTTCATTTAATTTTTTAAGAAACTCATCTCTTTCCTTTGTGCTTGCTTTACCAAATACTTTAGATGCATCAGGAAATATAGAGTCAACTGATTTTGTAATATTGTCTACAATTTCTTTTGCTTTTAATGTATCACCAGATATTAAACCTTGTTTTTGCATTTCAGACAAAAATACTTCTTCAGGTAAATCACCTCTAGGTCTAAAAGGTGCACCAATATATTTATTAACCCATCTTTCAAATGCACTATCACTATATGCTAGTTCTTTTCCTCTTTGTGCTAAAGCTTTTGCTCCTTTACCTGCACCAAAAACAAGAGGTGTAATAAAAATAGATTCAGTTCCAAACTTTAATCTATTTAATAATCTTCTTGTTGCGTCTTGTCTGCCATATGTTTCATCTCTATCTAGTGCTGTTGGACCATTAAATAAATCACCAAAAGTACCTATACCTTCTACATCTGCAACTAATCCTTCTCCTGCAGCTCCACCAATAACTCCTGATACAAATTTTCTTTTACCAAATTTTTTATTTAACTTATTAACTTCAGTAGCTGCTCTCATTGAGTCTTTACCAAATTTAGCATATGCTCCTGCTTTTTTAGCATCTAAAGCTTTTTGTGCTAATTTAGTTCCTGCCCTAAATCCAGCTGCTCCAGGTATACCAATAGAAACTAATGCCTCAGTAATTTTACCTATCGCTCTTTCTTCTGCTATTTCTTCAAATGGATTTAATTTATCAAAAAATTTTTCTACGTCAGCTACTGTATTTGTATCTGCACCTAAGTCTATTAATTCTGCACCTAATGATACAATACCTTCTGGTACTTTTAAAATACCAGACGCTAAACCTGCTGCCATAGCAGTGTACCAACTAGTTTCGCTATTTTCTTCTGCTGAATTTAGAGGAACGAATTCCGCCATCTATCCTCCTTAAAAATCTTTTCTAAAACTTCTTATATTCGATATGTCAAAAGATTCTGGATCTCTTGGAGTCATGATATAATCTGTGCCTTTTTGTATGCTTTCTTCATACTCTTTTTTTCCAAAAGGTTTAAGTTTTATTTTTTCTTCTTCTATCTTTACATTATTTGTTTCTGTATCTTCTGGACCAGCTTGACCAACTCCCTCTTCTATTTCTCCTGTTATAGAAACTTCTTCCCACACAAATTTACCTGTTTGAGCATCTTTTCTTAATCTTTTAGTTTTTCCATCAGTTATGTCGTAATAAACTTTACCTTCATTATCTTTTTTACCTAGTTTTTGAGCTTGTTTATTAATATCTCCACCTTCTAATAAACCACCATATTGTTCTTTACCAAATTTATTTCTTACTTGACCTGGTACATTGTCTATATCATGTCTTGCTCTATTTTCTGCTAATATAAAGTCATTATATGTTGTAAAATATTTATCAGTTAGACGTTGTAGTCTTTGATCACCTTCTGCGCCTAATTGTTTTTCCAACATTCTTTCTTTTGCTGCTAATGCATCTTTTTGTAATTGTTCTTCAAACGCTTGTTGAATAGCTAATTCAGTTGCACCTGCTTTTACACCTCTTTCAAATTTTCTTTTTTCAGCTTGCGATTCTAATAGTGATCCAATTGGTTTTTCTGCAGCTGCTAAACCTGTAGCTATTGCTCCACTAATTCCAGAACCAATAGGTCTTTGTGATGCAATGGCTGGGCCGTATTGTAGTAAAAAAGTTGTTAGTGGATCAAAACCTTTGTCTTCTTTATTAGCACCCAGTAATCCTGTGTATTTTTCTGTTAACTCTGAAACTCTATCCCCTTCTTGATAATTTTGTCTATCTTCAATGCCAGACATAATGCCATTCATATTGACACCACCACCTTTTCTAAACATTGGTCTTCTAAATACTCTACTCATATTAACCGAACGCTCTATATATACCAGCCAGTGTTGAACCTAAACCTAATGCAGATTGTAATGCAGTTGGAGCTGGTTGTTGTTTAACTGTTTGTTCTCCAGGATATCCTGAGATTAGACCCATGATGCCTGATCCTAGAGTCTGTGCCGCTGTAACTGGTTGCATTAATTGTTGTTGTGCAAGTTGTTGTTGTGCACCCAATTCTGCTTGTTTTTGTCCTTGTAATCCTGCACCTAAACTAGTTAGTCCTGCAACTTCTTGTCCTCTTAAACTAGGAACAGCACTTGCTAATTGCATTTGTTGTCCAAACTGTTGTCCAGCTAATTGTTGTGCTTGACCAAAACCTTGTTGTAATAATTGTGCTTGTAATGCTGCTCTATTTCTATCCGATGTTGACATGAACTCAGCTCTTTGAACACCTTCACGTCCTCCACCAAACGCACCTGAAGCAATTGCTTGTTGTGCAATTCCTTTCAAACCTTTTTGTGCTTGAATATCAAATTCTTTTAATGTTGCATCAATTACATCTTGTTGATACGGAGACATGAACGCTCTGTATGCAGTAGGTCCTGTTGCAGCTTGTGCAGCCGTAACAAAAGGTTGATATGCACCAATACCTTGTTGTGCAATACCAACTGCTTGTTGTTGTAGTGGATCTAATCCTGCTACAAATTGTGGGCCATAAACTTTTGATAAATCAGCACCTTTAAATTTTCCTACGGCCTGTTGTAACTCTGTGATATATGGTTTTGCAGCTGCTTCTATAAATTCTGGTGGCTGTGTTATTTGTCTAATTGTTTCTGTTGCCATTATACTACCTTACTCTCTAGGTTCTTCATGAGATCATACATTCTCTGAGCACCTTTGTTGACGCTACCACCCCCTGCAGCTCTAACTGCATCAGCGGTAAATACGAATTCGTTATTAGATAACATCGCTGGGATATCATCTGCTTTTTCTTTTACACCAACTGGAGGAATAAATCCACCTGTTTTTCGTAAATCTAGCTCTGTCACACCTGCTGAATTTTGATTTAATGGTAGGTTCATGATGCCTGCTGCCTGCACAGCGTTCTGTTCTGCAGTATCACCCATGGCATATTTCATTCTACCACCCATAGCTTTATTTTCTCTATCATAAAACTCTTTATATTTATTATAGTTTTCATGTCCTTGAACCAGCATGCTTTTAGGATTTTGTTCGTATCTTTTTGCCCATAACTTATATTGTCTATCTTTAGTTAAGTCTTCTGTACCATCAGCATAATTTACTCTTCCACCATCAGCCATAAATTTATTTCTAAGTCTATCCATTTCTTCTTCAAATTCTTCTAATTCTGAAGGCGTTAAATTTTTATATGGTTTACCAAACATTCTGTATGAATGTTCATCTGCATAATCAGATCTAAAAAAAGGATTATCTGCTGATGCCATCTTAGTTCCTCCAGCATAACCAATACGTCCACCGTCAGCCATTCCTCTAGACATATCTTTTGTGTACTCAGACATGTCATTAGCTACAAGACTAGGTATTTCTTCTTCATCATAACCTAAGTCTTGATAAGCTTTAGTTAGTTTACTTCTTAAAGCCCCTAAATCTCTACCTGATGTAATTTCTTCTTCTTCTTGTGGATCTAATCCTGCTAGTACTCCACCCAAAACAGTTCCACCTGCCATTACTCCAAGAGTCTTGCCTAATGTTTTTTCACCGCCTAAAAAATTTTGTAAAAATCCTTTAATACCTGTTCCTTTAGCAAAAGGTGCTTGTGTCATAGCTTTTTGTCCAATAATATTTGCTAATGCTCCTTTTCCAAATAATCCACCGAAAGAAGTTCCTGGAATTCCAAAAGCTCCTGCTCCAATAATAGCTGCTTTACCTAAATCAGATTTTAGAAAACTACCAATACCTTTAGCAACACCTTTAACAGCTTTTTTAAGACCACCAAACAATGCTCCTTGACGAGGTGTAACTTCCATAATTCCACCCCCCATTCTTAGTTGTCGTTTTATTTGTGATCTTGAAATAGCCATAGTTTTGTTAGTTTACTTAGTTTTTCCGAATAAATCAAGGCTTGGCATCTTAACCAATACATCTCTTTGTACGTCCTCTTGAGGTATATTAGCTGTTTTTAAAGCCTCTTCATTCTTATAAACTTCCCCTGTTTTTTTGTTTTTTATGGTCACAACTACTTCAGTTGGTTCTACTAATGGTATGTCCTGACCGTCTACGTTTATTGTTTTCATTAAGTCCTATCAAACTCTAATATTGAAACAGTTCCTTCAAATATATCTGCTGAACCTGCTTGCAATTGTAGTTTATCATTTTCTTCTAATATAATTGTGCCATCTGATACAGATTTAGAATTACCTGCATTGACTGTATGTTCTGCAAACTGATAAGCTCTTGTTGCAGAATTATCATATATAAAAGCTTTTATTTCCGTGTTCCCTGCTCCAACGTTTGCGACATGTATATTTTGAATAATGGCTCTAGACTCAGATGGTACAGTATATATGTCTGTTACATCTGTGGTTGTTAAATCAAAGTTTGCATTTTTATATCTATTTGCCATTATGATCCATTACTTTTACCATCTGTGTACCAAGTAAATCTTTGTGATTCATCTCTTAAGTCTTGTTGAAATGTAGAATTTAATTTTTCAATCAATCCGTCTAAATCTCTAACCAAAGAGTCTGCATCTTGTTGTTTGTATTCTTTACCAGGTCTAGTAAATACTAAAGTTATCTTAGCCATTATCTTCTAAACGCACTGTGTTGTGCAGACGTTAGTCCTTGACTTGTTTTTGCTGGAGCTTTACTTTTTTTAGCTCCACTTTTTTTACCACCAGGTCGATTTGGTTTTGGTGAACTATTATCTCTTCTACGATTGTAAGTTAAATTTTCAGGCATACCTATTTTTTTCTTTTGAATATTTATAGGACTCGGACCTTTGTCTCTTCTCTTGTCCTGTATTTTTTTACCACCAGGTAAAACTTGTCTTCCTGATCCTGGTTGAATTCTTGTTCCTGTAGTTTTTCCTCTTTGACTTGCATAAAAAGCAGGGTTTGGTCCAAAAGGAATAATACCACCTCTTTGACTTGCATAAAAAGCAGGGTTTGGTCCAAAAGGAATAATACCAGAAGTTTCTTTTTGTGCTTCTTTAAACGCTCTATCCTTATCTTCGTCATCATCTACTTTGTAATTAGGGTCTTTGGCAGACATTTTCTCAGTATATAATGCATCACCTATTTTATTTGCTTGTAAGAATTTTGCTTCTGCTTCATCTAATAAAGCAAGTCTTTTTTTAGCTGCTTCAGGATTAGTTTTCATTAATCCTTTCATAATTCCTGCTCTTCTTTTATCAAAAGTTCCTTTATCTATTTGATATGCATTATAACCTGCCATAATACCTTCAGCTGTATTTGGATCACCAACAACTCTACCAATATTATCTAATGAAATTCCTTGTCCTAATAGTTGATTCTCAACTATACCTCTTTTACTTACAGGAAGTAAACCTCCTAGAACGTCTCCAGCTGCTACTACTCCAGCTGCGGCAGGAAGTAATTTTCCTCCACTTAATAAATTTAATCCAAACATACCTGCTTGTAGAGATTTAGGTGATTTTCTAAATTGTTTATATGCTCCCATTATTCCTGTATCTGTAACTCCTTTTGGATAATAAAATTCTGGATATAAAGCTAAAGCGGTGCTGCCTTTGTCTGTTAATCTTCTAGCACTATAAGGACTATAATTATCAGGTCCTCTAACACCAAGATCACCTGCTCCCATAGTATACGGATTAAAACTTCCATCACCAACTCTACCTTCTTGAGAATAAATTATTTGAGGTGAACTTGAAGCAGCTACTTCTTCTTCTGCTGCAAGTGCTAAAGCTTGAGGTGTGCCAAGAATACCAGAAATATCTGGTAAACCTAAATTTAAATAATTAACTATAGGCTGACTTAATCCATATCTTGTATCATATCTTGTTGCCATTATCTTCTTCCGTCTGGTTGTGTATCCAATTTAAATGTCCCTAGTTTCCAACTTTGAGAAGTACCTGTATTTGCTATCTTAAGAGATACAGCTCTTGCTCTTGCACGTGTATCTACTTTACTAGTAGATGATGTAATTGTAAAGGGTCCAAGTGGTGAGCTTGATTTAGAATCGTTTGAATAATTACGTAAATTTAAAGTTATTTGAGTGTTACCTGTTTGAGATAAGAAATCTGGTACAAATCTTCTAATTTTCATTACATGTTCACCATCTCCTCTAAATGTTGCAATCCCTGATGCTTGACCCAAGGCACTTCTTTGTTGTGTAATATCAAAGTCCCCCGATTGAATATTTGCAGCAATAGCTGTTGTTGTACCACCTTTTACTTGATCAGTTCCTTTTTCATGTTCGTAATAAATTGAACTACCATCGGTATTACCAACTACATCAAAAGATGTATTATCTGAAGCGTTAAATTCTGTTGCGTGTGGTAAACCAAACACAGAAGAATCTTTCCAAGTTCCTCTAGATAAAGTTCCCGTTGTCCAAACAGGTCTTTGTGGACTAGAGTCTAGATAGTTATATGTGACACATTTATTAATTACAGTAGAACCATTAGAACAATAGAACCATGTTATTTCACCAAATAAATTATTTAATCCAACATTAATTAATTGATTAGCTGTTGTATTTAAATCATTAAATACAAAGTCTTCTACTAAACATATCATTGTTTCTAAATTACCAGAGTATTTAAAGAAACCGTTTTCTGAAAACCAATAAGCTGCACCATCAACTTCTAATGCTGCATTCTGACCAATCAATCCACAGTTAGTACCTACTTGTGCAAAACCAAAAGTAAATGGCTGACCAATGAAACGCATAGTAAATAAAGATGTATCTGTCCAAACATAGATTGCATCTCTACCTCTAACTGCACCTACTATTTTAGATCCATCTGCAAGTCTTTGAGTACCTGCTGTATTGATAGCGGTTGGTGCGTAAGTATTAATATCTTCTTGATCCGAGAATCTAATAAACATTTCATCTTGTGTTGTTGAATCTCCAATTGTTGTTTCTGTTCCAAAGAATACTAAGTGTCTATCAGGTGTAGATACCAACATGTCACGTGAAGCTGTTGGTGCTCCAGATATAATAGTTGCTCTAACTGTCACTGCATTTGCTGCGTTTGAATCCCATTCGAATACTTGTGCATTGTGTATTAGTGCAATAATTTTATCTCCAAAATTATCTATGCTCCATAAACCTGGATCTATAACTAAATCTCCAGATGCTGCTTCACCCCAAGCAATATAATCAGATGAGTTAGTTACCGTATCACCTGTTGTATGAGTTGTGGCTGTAGTGTTTCTAACACCTCTTGTAACACCTGTTAATTCATTTCCAGTTATACCTGTATAAGAAATTTCTTCGTTATTTATTTGAACGTGATTGGTCCCTGAATCAGGAAACTGTGATACATCAGTTAATTGAATACCTGTTGTTTGAACAGCGTTGATTGAACCAACTAAAGTAGTTGTCGCTTCACCTGATACAGTACCACCCCATTGACCTAATCCCCAACCAAAACCAGGTAGTTGTTCTGAAGGTCCTACAGGATAATAATGTCTAATTCTTATACCACCAGATGTTGTTGCACCTGAACCTGTTTCAGCTGATGGCATTGTAACGGTAATGGTTGTATCTGTTGGTACAGATGTAACCATAAATTTTTTATCATTAAAATCAGATGCACCAAAATTTGAATTAGTTATAGTAGAAAAAGTATCTAATAAAACAATATCTTTTTCTTGAATGCCATGTGATGTTGAAAAAGTAATTGTAACAGACGTTGATCCGTTGACCGTGGTGAATGCATTTGTTAACGTTGTAGTTGTTTTGATTGGATGTATGTCATAGAAAACACCACCTGTATAAGCATATAAAATTTTACTAGTACCAATGATTGCAAATTTATTTCCTGATTTATTTACAACATGGTGCAAGGCTCTTGCAGAACCAGTTAGTTTACTTTCTCCTAACTGTTGCCAACCACCTATTTTTTCGGGTGTACCATATCTAAACCTTACATTGTCACCATCAACCCATTGTCCTTCAGCTGTGGTTTCTGTAACTTGTTTATTAAATCCTGGTTGAAAGCCTATTTTCTGTAGCATAAAAAAACCTGTTTTCTAGGTTTTATATTAGTTTTTATGCAGAATCAATATTTTTAAGAACTATGAAAGTTCAGGCCATTCGCCTAAAGGTCTAGCGATAACAGGGCTCTCTTCAGTGCCTGTATTAGTGTATGTATACAAAGTTTCCATAGCTGCTGCATCAGCTGCACCATCAATAGATGTTTCCATTTCATTAGATTTAGTTCTGATAGCTGCTCTGTAAGTAGCTATATTAGATGGAATTGTAGACTCAGAATCTTCTGCTTTTCTTACTACATACCAATCACTTGGTGATAATAAATTTTTAGCTTGAGCTTTTACTTCATTTTTAAATAAAGTTTTTAAACCTGGAATTTTAACATCACCTACAGATACCTCAGAAGGCATTAAACCATCATCAGAATCTTGCTGTGTCCACAAAGCATCATTTACATCTTTACCCGTTGCTGCTGCATAACTTGCAGTAACAGTATTATTTGCAAATGTCATAGACTCTGCACCATTCCAATAGTATCTTGGGTCCTTTAAATTAGTTGTATCATATACAACTTCATAAACGCCTTGAGCTTCTCTTTGAGCTTGAGTTGCATTACCAGCTAATCCAAATACTGAAAGATTTGAGTTTGCTTGTACTATTTGGTTATTTTCTACTTTTGCATACATATTGGTCTCCTTTTATTATATTTTTAATTTAATGTCTATATCTATTTATCTAGCTGTTACTGGTATTCCAGTCCCAGAATCATTGCCTACAAACGGTGCTTCTGCAAAGGCCATGTAGACGTATGTTGAGCCACTAGTACCAACATTAGATCCAGTTCCTCTAATTTTAAAACCATTGGATAATAAATCTAATTTTACTGTTGTTTGAGCGGCTTCTGCACTAGTTAAATCAGCCCATAAAGGTTTATTAATTTCATTGTCTTGTCTTGCTGTATCCCATAATGTCCAGTTGCCTGTACTATTAGTTCTTTTAATTATAACCCAACCTGGTTTAAAACCTGTATAAACAAATGCTCCATCTGCATTGCCATTTCCTGTGTAGGATCCAATTTTAGAATAACCTTTAATACTTGTGAAACAGTAAGCTATCATATCATCACTCGAACCATTTGATCCGCCATAAGTTTTTACACTAAAAACACTTGATGTTGGATCTGTGCTATTAAACATGACAGCAGAAGCTGCAGATTGTGCGGCGTTTGATTGTAATT